GAGCGGTGCCGATAATTGCAATCTTTGAAATTGCTTCTTCAGCCTTCGGCTCATCTGTTTTAGCGACCTCGCTAGTCACAAGATGAACGGGTGGCGTCATCTTTAGCTGTTCTGTAGTAGTAGGAGTTAATTTCGGACTTGCAGACGGCGACCACTGAGGACCACCAGGATTTGAAATCAGTTCATGCGGAGGAGTCAATCTTGCTTGCAGGTTCATTTTTTATCCTGTGATGGTTGCCGAAGTTAAAGTCACAATATCCCCGATTGAGATATTGACCGAATTGATAATAGCGTCTGAACCGGAACCTGCAAGTCCGACCGTCAACCCGCTGACCACTAGCGTTCCAGCCGATGTTTTAATCTGTGCCGCCGCTGCAACGCCAGCTACTGACGCCGCTACGTCAACTCTAGGCATGGTCGAGAATGTCAGTACGCGGGCGGCTACAGTCCCACATGGTTTAGCTAGAACAATAGTGGAAAGTACCGCCGCCATACCAGTCGTGCCGACTTCCATATAGCCAGCACCGGCTCCCGCATCAATCGCGTTGATTACGTCCGTGAGACGAGTATTCGTGAGAGCGGTGTTATAGGTAACAGCCACATCATCCTCATCCGCTCTGAAGCACCGACAAGGTTGCCGACGAGGCGGCGACCGAAGAAACAACAGTCAATCTCCACGCCGCTATCGGTTTGGTAATCAAGTCCTGTTGCGGAGATGAAGAAGCCTGATTGATCGTGCTGGAAATCCAAACGGTAGGATTGGCCACGCTTGGATTCGGATAGGTTCCGAACACGTCATCGTAGGTATATTCCCAATTCACCCCGGTAATGCCGCTGCTGGAAGTAATGGTAAGATTGGCGGCAATATTGATCGGGTTTCTGGTAGTATCCACCACTCTCCACGGAGTAGAACCCCAAGTATTCGTGCCTACATTGACTTGCCCTTCAACCACGCTGCTTACGGTGATCGAGGTAACAGTCAGAAAATCATTGATCGTTCTGGTCAGACTGCTCGCCGCCGTGGTGGAGCCAAGCAAAGCCTCACTGATTACCCCGCCACCTTCCCGTGTTCCTGTAATGGTAAATGTTACGCCGGAAATATCGCCAAGCGTTGACCACGCCGTAAGGCGTCTCTGGGTATCAAGAGGAAAGTTGGACGAATACAGAGTAACCGCAGAAGAAAGCGCGGTCGTGGAGATCAGAGCAACGCCTTGGGAAGAAGGGGCGGCTAGGGATTTTGGAGCATAAATAGTTTGCATAATCCCTAGTCCCTCTCCGGGTCTTTACGTCTCCGTTTAAGCGTTCAACGGATTACTGTTCCTGCGCGTAGACTGTGCCGGTTGCAGTTCCAGTATAGCCGCCAGACCTAGCACGCAGCACAAATCCTGCGCATGAGGTTGCGGGCCATACAAGTTCTGAACCGGGAGCGGCAACCCAACGATAGGAAGCGCGCTGGTTAACGCCAACATAGAACAAGTCCGAACCAGCCGTTACGGTTCCTTCGGTCGTGCTGTTGGCCACGATCTTGGCAAGAATAGCAGCATCGGCTGCATCAAGAGGAAGCGACGTAACAACGGTCCCGGTTGAAGGAACCGTGACACGCGAGACAATCCACTCCATGTAGTTGTCGGCTGGAGTGCCATTGGTGCCTACCAACAAGTCATAAATCTTGCCGCGACGAGGGGCCGATTCCGCTCCGACAATGGAGATCAAAGTCTTATAGGTAGTCGTCATCGCCTGCTGAGTACCGGCAGTCGTGGTAGAATTGGAAATTACGAAATTGGCCATCTTCTACCTCCTTACTTTCCGGTCTTTGCAGATGAATACGGCGACTTGTCCGATCCAGCCTTGCCGCCACGCGCACGCTTATCTAGCCGTCCGCCGCTCTTGAAGCCTGGAACCTTGCCGCCACTTTTCCGCTTGACGGCACCACCGCGCTTACGCTCAAGAGCTTCCTTGGCAACGTTGCTATCGCCGCCTTCGTAGAAGACCTTGCCACCTTTCTTATATGCCTTGTGACGATTAGCCATGTGTCTTCTCCTATGCGGTCGAGTATTGCGCCGCTCCAACAAGCATGTTGGCGGCACTGCTGAGATTGATGACTTGCGGCGTCTGGAAGATGGTAAGACGCCGCGTTCCATCCGATGCCGTGGTCGATGAAAGCGTGCCTCTCACATCTGGTGTCGTACTGGTCTGCGTTGCTCTTGTAGAACCGCCGATCAATCCGGTCGAATTCGTTATGAGCGCGTTGTCGATATACGCCTGAATATACGGCAATCTAGGAGCGAAAATTGGGAGTCCATAGAGATCGGACACACCGACATAGACACCAGTGGAATTGATTGTTCCAGAGCATGTAATAGTCGAAATGTATTTGAAGGCTTTCTGCGTCGTTACCGTGCCATTGTTTGGCCCTACGATGACTTCATTCATCAGATAGCCATACACATCCCTACCTGAGATCGTGTAAACGCCACCAGAGTCGTCCACTGTCGATGTAATCGTCAGAGCGCGTGAAATCATCGTCGATGACGCCCAAACAGTGATTGTGGCGTCGGAACCAAACGTAGTGGTCCCAGCCACACCATCAATTGCCAGTAAACCAGTGACAGTAACTCCAGTTTCAGGAGCAACAACGGATTGGCTGATGGTGACGTTATTAGTGTCGGATGCCGTCAGCGTCAGAGTTCTTGCCGCACCAGCGGTCGTTGAACTCTGCGTCTGCGCTACGCTGTTGGTGGAGATGACTGTCGGAACAGCATCAATGACTGGGCAGCGATCTAACCCATACCATCCATAAACCGCAGTCGTTACCGGCGATCCAGGCTTATAGGTGTAATAGGCGCGCGGGTCCAAGAGACCCATACCGGCATAGCTTAACCCCGGACCCATTTGCCCGTTGTATTCCATCGACCTGCCGGTGGACGATAGGGTTGTCCCGAAAGAGACAAGCGGACCCGTCCATGCGGTGATTGCCATTGTCAAGTCCCCATTGATAGATAGCAGGATGGATCGAAGGAGAACCCGGTATCAGAATTATAATCTAACGCTTCTCTTAGTTGCTGAAGCGTCAAATTACATTCTGTGTCCTTTGCCTTCATGCCACAACCCTAAGTTTAAGCGGTCGGGAAGGTCCCGTATGCCGATCTCCAATCGTAGTAGGCTGGTTTGTAGCGTTGGTATCCCTTGACCAACAGATTGTCGGTCGTGAACTCCACCGACATGTCCATCTCGAACGGCTTACGATTGAAGAAGATCAGTCCTTCAATGTTGGTGCAGATGAACCACGCGAAGTTGGAAGTCAGATAGTCACTAACGACATAGCCTTCCTTCAACGAGTCGTTCATCCCAAGGATGGCGTTCACATCGTTGTTGGCCGTACCAGGGCGAAGTTCGCTGCGGAACAGACGGATCGCTACCGGCTCAAGCTGAGTCGGGACGATAACTTTCTTACCGCGTCCGTAAATCTTCAGATTGGCGTTGTCGCGCCATGTCGAGCGGATATTGACGAGACCGTTAAGCAACGATGTCTCATTGAGACTTACGTCTGGTGACGGGCGGTTTCCGATAGTATTACCATCAACCGGATGGGCTGTGCTGAACAAAGCCACGCCATCGCCACCAACAGCAGCCACATAGGTCGTGCCGCTATTAAAGATGTCCCACGAATAGATTTCTTCCGTCTGAACGAAAGATTCCATCAAGCCGTCATTGGACGGACCAAACTCTGATTTGTAGAGATTGTCGTCGATGGCCTTGCGCGTGATCGCATAGCCAAGTCCGATCTCAAAGTGCTCCGCGTTATAGGTATAACGCTGACCGGCAGAGTTATCGAACGCGGTAGGACCGCCTTCCTGCTTCAGTTGCGCAGTTCCGAGATAGCGAACCGAAGTCCTGCGCTCGACAGCCATGATAGAATTGGTCTGTTTGAAAACCTTCGGCCACTGCCGTTCGATCATCGGATATTTGCCGCTGATACCCCAAAGGCCGGGGAGAAGAAGGTCCCTGATCTGCGAGAGTGCGACGGGCATGTTCTATCTCCCTTACGAAGTTCTAGCGGTGAGGTTCTTGTTCGACCAGTTGTTGGGCTGGACGACCAAAATGGCACCGGCTACGGTGTTGTCAGTTCCGTTCGTACCGGGCGGTGCCCAGTTCGAGTAAACATCCATGATGCGGAACGGCAGCGCATTCGTAGCGCCAATGACAGTCTGGCTCGAAGCAATGCTCGCACGGCCTTGACCAGTGAGAGTATTACCAGTGCTGCCAGTGATGACGCCGATGTTGAAGCCGACGATGCTTGACCCGACTACTGCATTTGTGGACGCTTGAGCAGTCCACCATGTATTCGGGTCATCGACAATATAGCAGGTGACATCTCCAACTGCGGTACTGAGAGAACCGGGGAAATATCCCTGAATGACGCGGTTGCTTCCTGTGTCGTAGTAAGAACAACCGTCAAAGACGCCACGAACAGGAACTGCGCCAAGCCCTGTTGTCAGGGCGGTTACATAACCGCCAGCCGTGGTGCTGTCCTGAACCAGATCGCCCTTGTAGAGCGCGGTCGCATTTGACGATTGAAGGAGAGCTTTGGTGAGGCCGACAGTGGGCGAGCCAGCCTGATAGTTGAAGTACCTGAAGCCAAAAGGTGCAAATGTGTTGGCCATCGCGCACTGCTCCGTTCCTTGACCTTTCCGCGATCCTCGCGAAGACGGTCGGGTGAAACGTCAACAGCACGTTGGCGTGAAATTTTCGGGCAGCGCACCCAAAGGGTTTTATGAACCCTAGTCGTCTGTAGGTAATTCCATACTACATCTTGTTCCTGCTCGTCAAGCCCCCGTCATTCCTTCGGAACATCTATCCGTTCATAGCCTTTGTTAATCTTGTTGGTACGAAGCGCGGATGGATGTTGCGGATCAAAAGCGCCGCTAACAGGCAAGTCCCCGCCCCTCATCTGCTGCTCTTTGACCTGCACCTGTTCACGCGCCTTCTGGGCTTCCCGCGCTCTGGCGCGTTGGGTGAACTCCAGCGGACGCTGCATCAGAACAAGCCCTTCCACATTGACTTCACCCTGATAGCCCTTCTGCATGAAAAGATCACCGAATTTCCCACCGAAATCGTCAGCATGGACCGGCTCCCATCCCTTGCGTTCAAACCTGGCCCTGCTTTGAGGCTGCGGCTGACCAAATATGGATTCCGTAACCCATTGAAGGGAAATCCCCTGCCGTTCCATGTCTTCGATAATATCCTTGGGAATTTTCAGGCGATCATCGTCTTCATCGTCGGTATAGACGAATTTGGGCTTTGCCTTGATCGGAGTGCGGGCAGGTTCGCGCTCTACCGCCGTCTGGCGAATACGCGGCTTGCCGCGAGGCCACCCGCGTTTCTTCGGTGCTTCAACAGGAGAAGTTTCGAGAACTTCGGTTTTGTCAGTCATGGGTCAGTGTCCTTCTCCATAGCGGCCTTCGAGCTTTGCCTGTTCCAAAATAATTTTCTGACGGGCATACTCGATTTCATCAATCCCGGCTATCTTCGCCGCCTCACGCTCCTGCGGCGTCAACGTCACTTTTGTCGTACTCGGCTTCCCAGTGGTTGTGGAAATATTATCCCGGCTTACAGGAGCAGCCACGGTAGGACTCCTTCTCGTTTCAGGTTCGGCTTCCTCTTTCTTGACCGGCTCCCGCAATCCTAGCCGTTCCTCGATGAACTGGAAATACCCTTCACTTCCGCGTCTGTGACCGGCATCTTCCGCATCGTAGTGCGCCGCACCAAGGCGAGCGTTCTTTCTCGGCTCTGTAAGATAATCCTTGTGAATACGAAGCCAATCCTTTTCCGCATCATTGATAGCTATCTGAGAAATGTGATGTTCAAGCATGTCGGAAACAACTGGCTTAACTTCAGATTTTATCGTCTTGGCTTCTTCGCGCTTGGCTTCATACGCAATCTTGCCGTCCTCAAGACTGACAAGCCTTGCTTCCGCCCTTACCAGTTTTCGTTGCGCTTCAGCGGCGGATTTCCAGTTGCTTTCCGCCGTGGCGGTTTCCAATTCCCTTTGCGCCGAATCAGCTTCGGATTGTGAGGCAGCAATCGCATTTACGATTGCATCATATTTCGCCTGTTCGGCTTCGCCGCGAGAAAGTGTTACTTCATGCGAACGCTCTTGTTCGCGCTTTTCAGCTTCCTGTCTTTTCAGATTGGCTTCCGCTGCCTGCTCACGCGCAAGTTTTTCAGCTTTGGAAAGACTGTCAATCTGTTTCTGAAGATCAGATATTTCCGGTGCTTCAACCAGCTTTTCTTCAGTCTTAGACTTGATTTTTTCCGTAACTATCTTCTTGTCTTCACCATTACCACCTTCGACCTGGATTTCAGCTTCTTCAGTCTTGTCTTCCAGTTCAAGATCAACCGGCTCCGTGAGCGGAACTTTGGCTATTTCTTCTTTGGTCTTTAGCGGGGCTGGCCTCAAGCGCGGCATGTTATGCCTCCTAGAATACCACTGACGGATCGGACAGTTTCATTTTGATATGCGTGTCTTCAATCAAGCGGCAAGCAACATTGTTAAGACTAAGTTGCCATGTGTCGCCAATGCGAAACGCACACCAATCACCAACCTCAACCTTCTGTCCGTTGAAATGATTTACAAGATCGTCCACAAAAGCATCGGGGCCAAGCTTCAAGACTAACCCGGCCTTTGATTGCCATAGGTCTTCGGCTACGTTGCTATCCGGCCTGATGATGCCGCCGGAAGTGGTTTCGGGCCTGATATAGATAGCTACCAGCACCGTATTAAACATCAACTCAACTGAACTGAGATCGCCAACGGCGGAAAGAATAGCTTGCTTCGGGTCTTTGGCGCGTGAGAATAATTCAATGGTCTTGCGCGGTACTGCCACTGGCATCTACTTATCCCTCGTTCATGTCCTTCTCGGTTTCATCGCACAGCACTAGAATACCTTCCAAGGCTTGGAGATACCCTACCAGTTCACGATACTTGGCGTAGTCGTCAGACTGGCCCCTTATCAAAAATTCCGTCTTGGATGCCTTCAACTCTTCGATCTTCTTGCGCAATCTGGCGTGAAACTGGTTCACGACCGCGCTTTCTTCTGGAATTTGGAAAGCCCAAGCCGCCCAAGTCCGCTGTCCATCCCGCCTTTCAGATGGGGGTACTTATGAGCAGCGCCACCCCTAGCGCGCTTCAAAAATTTCTCCTGCTCGGATTCCGTCAGAATGGCCTTGTCAGGACCAGTCACCGCACCACCAGCTTTGCGCATCATTGGATTGATAGGTGGAGCGGGGGGAAGAAGAGGCACACCCCCCGCTCCTGCTACCCCCGGAACCGGGGCTGAGGGAGTTTGGGCAATTGGCTCCGAGGGCGGCATTAGAACTATTTTAACTTTGGTTTTAGCGCGCTTGGTCTTTCCGCCTCTTGCGTAATGATCTAAGCGACCACCTGATTTCTTGCCTTCAATCTTGGTTTCCTTGGCTTCCGCCTGTTTGAACATCTTGGCAAATAATTTACGATCCTCGGCTGCATCGCTATGCGGGCGGCCACCCTTGGCAAATCCAGTAAGAGATTTGATCTTGCCGCGCTCGGAAGCGCGGGATTCTTGTTTGTAGGGGTGCGCCATAGCTATGCCTTCCCACCGTGTTTTCTTGGTACATCTTTTTCAGAAATATCTCTAATTCCTATTGATTTTCCACCGCCGACACTAACAGAATGTGTTCCTATTTTCTTATATGACATCCCAACTGAATCTTTAATTCGATGTAATTCCGATTCTGGAGTTGATCCTATAGATTTAACAGTCCCGCCGTCAGCATAACCAGCCGTCATAGATTTCAACTTGGTTTTCTGACTGTCTTTGGCTTGCTTATGATTTGGGTGCATTTTTCTTGGCCTTGAGAGATTGTTCGTGCTTGACCTTATCAGCCTGAATCTTCATGGCGTGCTTTGCCCGGTCTTCACCTAACTTCATCGTATGCTTAATTGCATCGGATTGCAAATCCTGGGCATGTTTTTCCTTCCCAGCCATAAAATCATGGGCATGAATGATGCTTTCCTCGGTCAGCCGCATCTTCTGAAGTTCAAGTTTCATCTGCTCAATGCGCTCACGGGAAGCCCGTTCAGCCTTGTTATCCTCGATCTGTTGTAGTTTGGAAGCCGCCGCAACCCTAGCCTGAAGTTCCTGAATCTCGGCCAGCTTGGCTTGGGCATCGGCCTTGGACTTGATGGCGGCAAAACGCGGGTCAGGCGGCGGCGGGGCAGGCTTCGGAAGAAACAATCCGGTCGGGTCAATGCCGGTAATCCGCATAATGCGCTGATCGACCGCCATAGGATCGTACAATTGAGGCGAATCCTTCTGTAGAACCTTCAATGCCGTAGCCTTAGCGATTCTATGCAACGAAGTCGGATTGTTCGGGTCGGCCACCGGGACCAAATCACAATCGTTCAAAGCCTGAATGAATTGTTCCTTCTTCCATTCCTTTGCAGGTTTCTTGTTGTGCCGCCAGAACGCCTCCGGGTCTTCACGAAAGCGTTCTTTGAGAAGTTTGAACTCTCTAGCCTGAGCCGCATGAAGGTTTTTATGAACAGCATCCATGACTTTAGTGGCTTGCTCTATGAGGGCAAGCGTAGTCCCGACAGGAGCCTCCTGCTTTCCTTCACCTACGGCTATATCGGCAGTCCCACCAACACGCTGCCCGACTTCCTCGACATGGGTAATGAAGGCAACAAAGGCCGAACCCACATCCTTGTACGGAAGCGCCATTACATTGTCTTGAATTTTCCCAGTACCAATATCCAGCGGTATGCCGCCGCCAGGCGGAACCCGAAACTGATTTGTAAGTTGCCGCCCCAATTGTTTCGCATAGATAAATCCAGGGAAGTTGGCGAACATTCCTACATCTATGAGTTCACGCCAAGCTGCGGTAAGAGCATTCGTCGTATTGCCCAAGATATGAATTAAGCCGATTCCATAAAAACCAAGCCCGCGCACAAACGGAAAATCAACAAAGTATTCTTTTGGAAGACACTGTTTATCATTCTTATCCCAATTGCGTCTGACTTCCAGAACCTGACTGCTTTCCTTATGAAGCGTAACCTTATAGGGAAGTTGCAATCCGGTAGGCTCGCCCTTTTCCTTGTGCTCAAATCCCTGAATATCTAGTTCGCAATAGGTCTCATATATTTCCTGATCGGTGTCAGACGGTCTCTGCATCGTCTGCGGTTTCACGCCCTGAATCTCGGCTACCTTCTGCTCCACTACAGTCGTTGAGGGGGACGATGCCGCAGCCAACAAAACATCCCTGTACGCACCGATCAATTGCATCCTTTTGAGAATTGACGGACGCATTTTGATCCGATGGGTAAGGCGTCCAACATTCCCCAAATCGCTGGCAGCATTTGATACGATGATGTCAGCCGCATCGACGCTCTCCGAAACCGGCCTCTGGCGAAGCGGACAGTTATAGACTTTCTTGAACCCTGATCCCCCAAACCCGACATAGAACAGCATCCGGTCCGTATCTGGATAATATTCCGTTGCCGTCGACGTTAGGTAATGGTTCATGTCGGTTTCAAGAGCTTGGGCAAGTTCCTCGTTTTCCGACGACATGCCCTCAACCGGCCCCAGCGGTGGAGGCGGCGGTGGCATTGGCACTTGCGGGACCGGGCTTGGCACCGGCCCGTTGCCGCTCATCCCCGGCATCGGTGGAGCGCCCATCTGCGGGGGCATCATCTGCGGCATTGCCGGTTCCATCGGAGGACCACCATTATGGCCCATCATCAATGGTCTTGGGGCTACCGGAGTGTCATTCCTGACTTTTACCGGGCCGGATGCTGGTAATAGTTCACCGCGAGCATTGGCCTGAAACCGAAGGACTGCCTCCAAAAGCAATGGATGTCTGACGGTGGACATACCCTCCAATGGAGCGGAAGCGGTTCCGGTATCACTGCGCGGGTCTTCCAGCTTCAACCCAAGCAAGGTAATGCCGCGCGCTCTTGTCTCAAGCCATTCCTTGCGGGATTGATCTTCCAGATCAATGGCAGAAAGTAATTCGTTGGCAATTCTGGCAAGTTCACCTTCATCTATTTTCTCTACAAGATTCTCATAAAAACTGTCGCTTTTGTCTTTTCCCTTTGATAAATCCGGGTTGAGGTCTATGGAAACGGAGCCGTCTGGAAGTTCAATCTTCCGCGCCCCATCCTGCATCGAGACACCACCAGTAGTATCTTTCGGCAGCATCAGATCAATCGGATCAGGCAACGCTTCTGGGGCGGGTTCTGAGGGTATTAAAACTCTTGTGCGGGCTTGTGCCATTCAAATCATGCCGGATAAAGTGCCGATTGCCTTGGCTTATAGAGTAAATCTTGTTCTACATCAACCGCATGTTCTTCTCGTCGCAGCGCAAAGCCCATGTCCCTAAGGTAGCGCAGCCCCATAACAGCAGTGTCATGCAGATCGTCGTGAGAGCCGTGAGGAAACACAGCCATCTCATCAATGACCATATCGGCAAAAGCTCGATCGGGTGCCCATACAATACCTTCCGACCAGATATGCTGAACGCTGTGGGTGCGAGCCACCTTGTCGCCGTATTTCTTGGGGTCGAAAAAGTGAATCCCAAACTTTCCTGTCGCTCCAACAAGCCGGTGGATTTCCTGCCCCGCCGATAGACCGGCAGCCTTGTTCTCGATCAAAAGGCCGTCAATCTCAAAGCGAGGATGGCTGAACGGCTCTCCTAAGTGATTAAGTTCCCGTTTGTCTTTGGTGCAGACATCAATCACCTTCTGCACAAGATCATTGAATTGAAGACGGTCACGCCAAGCATAGATCAGCATCACTCTTGGGTTGCCATATTCATCCCGAAACAACCCCCAAATCGTCATGGCTGACGGGTCATTGGTTTGTTTCTCCGTATAAGCCGTATCGAGTGATGCGAGAATATATTCAAACGAAGGATATTTGTCTTCCGTCCATAACCGCCAGAAATCACGTTTAATGATAGAACCGCCGCGTGGTTCTGGCGACTGCATGTACTGTGAAGCGATTGCGTATGGCCCCTTGTCGCGTCTCAAGTCCTCCCATACTTTAACTGGGAACCTCTCCGGCCAAGCAAGTTCATATTCTTCCTTGCGCGGGTCTTCCCACCTGATTTCATTATTATTTTCATCCAGACCAAGAACCGTCACGCAATGTCTTGAACTATCGTATTCCATTGGAATCATCAAATGTGTGTATCCCATTTCACGTGAAATTGCGACACCGCTGACATCATCTTCATGCAACCTTTGCTGAATGACTATGATCGCACTTTCCGCCTGATTATTGAGCCGGTCGGGGACAACTTCCGTAAACCACATATTGGTCGTGTTGCGGTTGGCCTCAGATTCCATCTCCATTGTATTATTGGGGTCGTCGATGATGAAGCGATCCCCTCTCTCACCAACACCGATGCCTGCCACCGATGTAGCAAGCTTCCATCCAGTCTTATCATTGGCAAATTTGATCTTAGTAAATTGCTCGCCTGAAATAGCAAAACGGTTCTTCCATAATTTTTGATACCTTCTGCTCACCACGACATTACGACAGCGCATATTATCCCGCTCTGTGAGCGAGTTGGAATAGGACGCACAAATATATCTCAGCCAAGGCATATCTTTCGGCCCCCACTCCCAAGCGGGCCAGAACACATCTGTCATCAAACTTTTCGTGAATCCTGGTGGCACGTTAATGAGAAGCCGTCTGATGTGACCGTAAGTTACGGCCTCTAAATGCTCCGCGACGGCTTCAATAGCCCATCCTCTGACAAACGGGATTGCGGGTTCAACTACCGGCCATACATAGCTGGCGAATTCAATCAAACTGTTTTCATACCGCTCTGCTTCTTCTAGTTCTTTCAGACGAGCACCAATCTTAGTCAAAAGTGCCAATTTGTTGCTATCCACAGGTATTGACACTATATCCACCGTATTATATAGAGTGTGTATAGAGAGTGGAGAATGCCCAAACGAACCTCTTGGTACTTGCGCATTGCGATTGAAACAGACGAAAAGAAGGCCATCAAGGCTTTGGCGGAAGCAGAGCTAAGATCGGTGTCGAACATGGTAGTAATGCTGCTCAAAGAAGCCTTAACGAAACGCAGGAATTTGTCAAAGGACAGCAAGCCATGAAATACCATGAACTCCTCGATCTTCGCCAAGAACTTTACCAGATTGTAGAAATACGCAAGAAGCTAGGCGACTTCGATACCAACGCACCAGCTATCCGCATGGCGCTGGAAAGTTGTCTCGCCCTAACCCAACATATCCTCGACAGCACCAAAAAGAAATAAACATGATAAATTTAGAAGAAACTAAAGAAGAAATCATAGAAAAGATTATTTCTGCTCTTGCTGTTGATTGTGGGGATCGCAGACTGGCAGAAGCAGCCTTTATTGGATTTACTCCGCTTCGTGGTGTTCTCATAATGCTCGAAGTCCTTGGGTTAATCAGATTCCGTAAACCAAGTAAGTAACATAAATGACCCCGGCCTTAACATCTGCTCATCTTGTCCTGCACCAGCAAACACCGGACTATCGCTTGTTGGCAGAATGGCTAAGCGATCCTGATACAATGAAATATTCAGAACAACGCCACCGCAAGCATACATTCGTTAGTTGCCGACAGTATGTCAGATCATTTGACCACGAATCCAGCCATATCTGGTCAATCTACAACTTAGACAAGGAATTTGTCGGAACCATTACAGCATACTGCGACCCATTCAACAAAATTGCCGACATGGGGGTTCTCATCGGCAAACCGTACTGGCAAAGGGGATACGGCAGAGAAGCATGGAAAGCCGTCATGGATTGGCTGTTTGAAACAGATCAGAACACCCGCAAGATCGAGGCTGGCTGCATGGCAATCAATATGGCGATGCAAAAAATCTTCGACAAGACCGGGATGAAGTTGGAAAGCGAGCGCAAAAATCACTTCCTTTGGAACAATCAGATGGTCGGTCTGCTGCAATACGCGAGGTTCAAATGACCGCAGCCAAAGTCAAGGAATTCTGGGACCAACAAGCCGAAACATTCGGTACGTCTGATTTAGCAACCGCGCCAGATCATCACTATCGAGAACTAGAGATCAGCCGGATCAAAGAAAATCTCATTGATGGTGAACTTGTATTAGATATTGGTTGCGGCAACGGGTACTCAATAAAAAGTTTTGCAAAAGCTTTTCCAAAAATAACATTCTGGGGCGTAGATTATTCTGAAAGTATGATTAAAGAAGCCATTAAACGAAAAACTAAGAATACAAGTTACTTAGTAAAAGATGTTCTCAAACTTTCATGTTTTTCAGAAGCCCCGTGGGTCTATCTTTTCGACACCATCATCTCCGAACGATGTCTAATCAACCTGGCCAATTGGGATGAACAGAAACATACCATCTTGGAAATGAAGAAAATCCTGAAACCGAACGGCAGGATCATCCTAGTCGAGAATACATTTGAGGGCCTTCAGCGCCTGAACGACCTACGCGAGAAATTCGGACTTCATCGTATCGAAGTCCGTTGGCATAACAAGTATTTGCCAGAAGATGAATTGATAGATTTTCTTGAGCGCAACTTTACCATTTTTAAGATGGAAAATATCGGATGTTTTTTTTATTTAGTTTCACGAGTTATATATGCTACGTTAGCAAAGGTTGAGGGGAAAGAACCAGAATACTCCCATCCCATCAATGAAATAGCTTCCAAACTTCCGTCTCTAGGAGACTATCATTTCTCTCCTAACTGGCTATTTGTTTTGAGAAACAAATGAGAAAACAATCGACAGCCTTCTATGGTGGAGAAGGAGATAAATGGTATCAGCGTAACCGTAACAAAGTGCCCTATCCTCTTGGGGATGATCCGGTCACAGGGGTTATCGCCAATCTCAATATCAAGCCCAAAAAAGTTCTTGAGATCGGATGCAGCAACGGGTGGAGACTGGAAAAAATCAGGAACCTATATTCCGGTTTCAAGCCGGAAGTTGTTTGTTATGGCGTCGATCCGTCATTAGCCGCAATCACCGAAGGACAAAAATCATTCCCCAAACTGATTTTGCTGCGCCGTGACGCCGCCAACTTGCCTCATCGTCAATGGGGAGGTTTTGATATTATCATTCATGGCTTCTGTCTATATTTATGCGACCGCGAGGACCTATTCAAGATCGCCTATGAATCTGACCACTTCCTGAAAGACGGTGGCTATCTGATTATTCACGACTTCTTCCCCAAGACGCCGTGCTCTGTCGTTTACCACCACAAGCCTTCCTTGCGATCCTATAAAATGGATCACTCACAGCTATTTCTGGCTAACCCCACCTACAAAGAAGTAGCCCGCTATGTGCCGGAAGATAACGACGAGATAGGCATTGTAGTCCTCAAGAAAGACTTGGCTTCTGCTTTCCCGCTGGTGGAACAATGAAAACTATTGGCGTTCTAGGTCTTGGCAGCATCGGGCTACGCCACGCCAAAAACCTGATTACGCTTGGTCATAAGGTCATTGGGTATGATCCTGACGGCGCTCGCGTCAGTATGCTCATTGATGCTGGCGGTCAAGGAATGGATCCCAACTACAAGGTTTGTGAAGCATCCGAAGCGGTAATTATCGCAACCCCAAGCCAGAATCACTTCACGGACATGCAGGAAACCATCACTTCCGGCAAGCACATCTTTGTTGAAAAGCCAATTGCTACGACCGACCCAAGAGCCTTGATTGAACTAGCCCACGATAAAAGACTTACCATTTTCGTAGGTAATAACTTGAGGTTTCATGTCTGCGTAAAACAAGCCAAACAAATGCTGGGCATGGGAGCTATCGGTAATCCTATCTGGGCTTCCATTACCGTAGGTCAATTTACGGACAAGCCGACGTATCTTCGCGACGGGGTAATTTTTAACTGGGGTGCCCATGAAATTGATCTTGCGCTGTACCTCTTGGGACCAGCAAAAGTAAAAAATGCCAGAGTATCTCCATGGTTGCCACACCCACATATTCCAAGACAAGAAGTTTTAGCCGACATAGCCCTTGAACATTCTGGGGGAATTTGTTCAACGGTTCATTTAGATTATGTAACTCGCCCAGAAATCCGCGCTACAACAATCGTAGGAGACAAAGGACAACTCATTATTGATTTGGTTAACAACTGGATTTGTCTAATTGATCTTGACGGTAAGAAAACAGATATGACGTTGAATAATTCTTGGGATGCTAATTACTTGGAGGAAATAAAAGCATTCTTGGACCGTATAGACGGCAAGCAAACACTTGGCGCTTCAGGAGAAGATGGATTACGCGCATTAGAAATATGCCTTGAGGTACGAAAACTAGCGGGGTTATAAACATGACCAGCATAGAAAAAGTAAAGAAATATCTATTTGATGCTTGCGAGATTCTAGGAGAAGGATCACTTCCTACCCAACTACAAACAATCCTAGCCGCACATATGATTTGTCTAGTAGAACAACAATGCGAAACCGATAGTCTTCAAAAGAGAATGACAGAAACCGCAGAAAATATGTATAAATCAACAGAAAGTAGGTTGAAAAAATTAGAAGAAAAAGACGACGACGAGCCGAAAGTTAATTAAATGACTAAGACTGTTGCCGTCATCCAAGCTCGCATGGGAAGCACAAGACTCCCCGGCAAGGTGATGATGAAGCTTGGAACTGGGCCTATTCTGCATTGGGTATGGTCTGCCGCTAGAAATACACCGGAAGTGGATGAAGTTATCATCGCAACATCAACTCTACAAACCGATGATATAATCCACGACTATTGCGTAAAGAACAAGATACGGGTTTCCCGAGGATCGGAAAGCGACGTTCTGCTTCGTTTTATCGGCGCGGCAGAAGTTACCAATGCAGATATTATTTTACGTCTGACAGCCGACTGCCCATTTTTAGACCCAGCAGTTATCGGACAAGTCATTCACTTGCGGGCCATGACCAATGCCGATTATGCCACTAACACCAATCCTCCGACATGGCCGGATGGGTTGGATGTGGAATGCTTCACCAGAAAAGCATTACTAGCGGCCCACAAGGAAGCAACGCGCCAGACCGACAGGGACTGCGTAACTCGTTTCATCGTCCGTAATCGTCATAGGTTCCCGGCCGAGAACTTGGTCTGTCCACTTCCCGGTATGGTCAACGAGCGGTGGGTTCTCGATACGGAAGACGATCTGAAATTCTGCCAGGCCGTAGCAGAACGGCTCTCATGGGATTGGTCGCCGTCCTATATGGATATCCTACGGGTTCTTGAAAAAGAACCTGAACTCAGAGAACTCAATTCCCATCACATCCGCAATGAGAGATTCTACGAGGCGATGGCGGACGAGCCAACCATCGAGCGTTCCTATTCCATATCACAGAAGCTATTCGAGCGCGCCAGCAAGATCATTCCGTTCGGAGCGCAGACATTCAGCAAGAGCCATCTACAGTTCCCGTCTGAGTCATCACCGCTGTTTCTAACTCATGGAGACGGGGCCTATGCTTTTGATGTTGATGGAAACGACTATGTTGATCTTGTTGGCGCTCTCCTTCCTAATGTTCTTGGCTACCGCGACCCCGATGTGGATGCTGCTATTCGTCGCCAGCTTGATAGCGGTATCAGTTTTAGTCTCGCGACAGAGATGGAATCACAATTAGCTGAACGACTAATCGAGCATATCCCGTGCGCGGAAATGGTGAAGTTCGGGAAGAACGGCAGCGATGTAACTGCGGCGGCTGTCAGGCTCGCGCGTGCCGTTACCGGCAGGAAAGACATCATGCTCAACGGCTATCATGGCTGGCATGATTTCTCGATTGGAGCGAGCGAAAAAAGCCTTGGAGTGCCGTCCGATACGTTCCTGCTCTCCCATAGGTTTTCCACAGCCTCGGAAGCGGAAGACCTGCTTAGACACCATAGCATTGCTGCGGTAATTATTGAACCAGATCAATATAATGGTGATTTGAGAGAATTACAGGATTTGGTGCGACAATTTGACACAGTATTTATTTTTGATGAAATAATCACAGGTTTTCGCTGGTCCCTTGGGGGGTTCCAAAAATACTGCGGCGTGACACCTGATCTCGCCTGTTTCGGCAAGGCAATGGGCAACGGGATGCCAATCTCCGCACTTGTGGGGCGCGCTGATCTGATGAAGCGAATGCAGCCGCCGAACAACATCTTCTATTCAGGAACATTCTTTGGCGAGACGCTCTCCATCGCTGCGGCCATAGCCACCATCGACAAGATAGAGCGCGAGAATGTCATCGGCCATCTACGGCGACAGGGAACCAACCTTTGTGCAAAAGCGACAGAACTGATCCATCATTACGGATTGGCGAGAACTATCAGACTTAGCGGCACCCCACCATTGGTCAGAATCGAGTTCTTCGATCACCACGGAGCCACCAAGGAACAGATCAAGACATTGTTCATCCGAGAAATGATTGCTGCCGGTGTGCTTATCATAGCAAGCAACAATCTTTCGTTCGCTCACAAAGAACCTGAAATACGCCGCGTGCTGAAAGCATACGATCATGCTTTAGGTGTTATCATAGACACAATTGAGCGCGGTGACATCGCACGACAACTTGGAGATAACGTAATCCCATTAAAAACATCGGTGCGACATGCCTGAAAGTATTTTAATCACTGGGGCAACAGGTACATTCGGTAAAACGTTTGTAAGGCGTCTGCTTAAAATAGGAAAAACAAAACGGATTGTCGTGTTCTCGCGCGGGGAAATCAGACAAGCCGACATGAGAATGGAACTGGGGGAGGATAGTCGGCTTCGATATTTCATTGGTGATGTAAGGGACAGGGATCGTTTGAGACGCGCCATGAATGGCGTTCAAGTCGTCGTCCACGCCGCCGCTCTGAAGCGGATTGAAGTAGGTCACTACAATCCGGTGGAGATGGTAAAGACAAACATCGGCGGGGCAATCAATGTCATCGAAGCCGCACAAGATACTGCCGTTGAGAAAGTCATCGCCCTTTCCAGCGATAAGGCTGTTGAGCCTATTAGTCCTTACGGCACCAGCAAGGCATTGGCTGAAAATCTATTCCTTGCATCAAACAATACCGTTGGCGGTCGTACTAAGTTTTCAATCGGGCGGTGGGGAAACATTTGGAAATCAAATGGGTCGGTTGTTCCAGTATGGCAAAAGATGAAACGAGACGGGCTTAATACGGTTCCTATAACTGATCCAGATTGTACGAGATTCTTTATGAGGATTGAAGAAGCCGTTGAACTCGTCCTCAACACTATCTCCATCATGAACGGCGGGGAAGTTGTTATTCCTGACCTGCCAGCCTACCGCCTTGGTGATCTCGCGGAAGCAATGGAAGTCAAGACTGACATTCGCGGCCTCCCAGTCTGGGAAAAGAAACACGAGAGTATGAGAATTGGATTGAGCAGCGATAAGGTTCGCAGAATGTCAATCCAAGAGCTTCAGGAGGCGCTCCTACATGACTAAAATCTATGACGATATAATCAACGAGATAGAAAACCTTCGCCGTATCAACAATTCAAACTGGATGGGTTTGTTACGCCTAGCATTGGAATCATCGCCAGAAAAAGCAAAAAGAATACTTAAAGATATTAACTACCGTGATGAAAGAATTTCAGAATTAATGACCAAGCTCGGAGAAACCAGTGAGTAAGTTGGTTCTATTCGGCGGCAAGCCAGAAGTAGATGGACCTATTGCTAGGTTCAATACGATTGGACAGGAAGAAAAGAATGCTGTTTTAGTAGCCATGGATAATGATCCGTTATCTGGCTTTCTAGGCGGCAAAGAACATGGCGGATTATGGGTTAGACGACTGGAAGAAAAATGGGCCGAGACTTTCAAAGTCAAACACGCCATCTCTATGAACTCGGCTACGAGCGGATTGCTGGCAGTGGCGGCAACAATAGACAACCCTTTTAATAGATCATTTCTAGTATCTCCATATACAATGTCTGCAACAGTAGCTGCCCCGATGTTTTGTGGAACGACGCCAGTATTTTCAGATATTGAACCAGATACGTTCAATCTCGATCTGCAAAAGGTGTGGCCGTGGGGAGCTATTGCCGAACTTGAAAACGTGAAAGCAATTGTCGTGACCAACCTGTTTGGCCACGCGGCGGAACTAAGAAATATAAGAGAGTCCGCGGACAGATACGAACTCCTGATGATCGAGGACAACGCGCAATCCCCTTTCGCAATGGAAGATGGCAAATATGCTGGCACATTTGGTCATATCGGAGTTTTCTCCACAAATGTTCACAAGCACCTACAGAGCGGAGAAGGCGGCATCTGCGTAACTGACGATGACGATCTAGCTCACAATATGCGGATGTTTCGTAACCACGGGGAGATGTCAGGTGGCATGATCGGTCTCAACCTTCGCATGACTGAAATTACCGCAGCCATAGCACTAGCTCAGTTACAGAGAGCAGATGAAATCATAAGCGACAGGATAAAAATTGCCGAGAGATTGACTGAGGCTGTGAAAGATTTGCCTGGAATTACACCACCTGTTGTGCGAGAAGGTTGCCGCCATGTTTACTATTGTTGGGCTGCGAAATTAGATAACGGTATCGACCGTGACTTGTTCGTAAAGGCCATGAACGCAGAGGGTGTGCCTCTCCGCGCTGGCTACATGAAACCGCTCTATACGCTCCCGGAGTTTTCTGCTTATGCTAGGTCATGTCCTGTGGTTGAAGATGTTGAGAAGCGGTTAGTGCTATATGAGAACTGTTCATGGTCCCCGACCAGCGAGCAAGTGAAACAGATAGGAAATGCGTTTGAAAAAGTTATAGGGGAAATATTGTGAAAATAAACGGACACAAAGAAAGAAGAAAAGTTCCTTCAACAGAATTAACATGGAGCCGACTCTTAGAAGTAATAAATTATAACCCTAAGACAGGAGTTTTTATTTGGAAGAAGTATCACTCTGGAATAAGAATTGGCAAAGAAGCTGGAGCATTATTAAACAATAAATACAGAAGAATTTCTATTGATGGATTTTCCTATTTATCTCATAGACTCGCTTGGATGTATGTTCATAAAGAATTTCCTAAATGCGATATTGACCACATTAATGGAAACGGACTTGATAATCGTATAGTTAATTTACGTCTGGCGACACGGAGCCAGAATCTTATACACTCCGAAAGATGGGGTCCGTCAAGAGGAATTTATTTTAATAAGAATAAAAAGAAATGGCACGCCAGAATTCATGTTAATGGACGAGTAATTTCTTTAGGGTATCATCGTCTCAAAAAGAATGCACTTATTTCTTACCAAGAATCAGCTACAATTTATCACGGTAAATTCAATAGTCTCACAACATGAATATAGCTGGACAAGAAATAAGCTCAAAATATCCTCCGTTCATTATAGCGGAAGCATCGGCAAATCATTTGGGTAATTTAGAAAAGGCATTCAAACTTATCATTGCGGCAAAATGGGCCGGGGCTTCTGCTATAAAATTTCAGGCATACGAAACCGACACGATCACCATAGACCATGATGGGCCAGGATTTGTTTTAGAGGACGGGCCGTGGAAAGGAAAGAAACTCTATGATCTTTATCGAGAAGCACAAACACCTTTTGCGTGGTTTCCAAAGCTATTCGAGCAGGCTGAAAAGGCTGGCATTACTGCTTTTGCTTCGGTGTTTGATAAGTCTAGCGTTGATCTGCTTGAGGGCCTCGAATGCCCTGCATACAAAATCGCGTCGTTTGAGATCACGGATTTACCCCTTATTGAGTACGCCGCGAAAACCGGGAAGCCACTGATTATCTCAACCGGGATGGCGAGTAACGAAGAAATTGAGGATGCTTATGAGACTGGAAGAAATCCAGTTCTATTGCACTGTATTTCTGGCTACCCGGCATTGCCGGAAGAAACTAATCTTGAAAACTTAGTTTGGCTTCGAGATAGGTATGGTCCGATTGTAGGTCTCTCCGACCACACCCTCGGCATAGAAATCCCCATAGCAGCTACGGCTTTGGGTGCTTGTATCATCGAGAAGCATTTGACCTTGGCACGCTCTGACGACGGACCGGACGCTAACTTCTCACTTGAGCCAAACGAGTTCAAGGCTATGGTGGAGGCTACTAGAATGGTTTGGGCCGCTCTACAGCCTTCTAATGCACCGTCAGAAAACCCCCAAAGACAAGCGAGGCGGTCGCTTTATGTAGTGCAGGATATCAAAACGGGAGAAGTTCTAACTAGCGAAAATGTGCGCTCGATCAGACCGGCCTATGGATTACCGCCCAAGATGCTGCCAGAAGTATTGGGGAAGAAAGCCAAGATTGATCTTTCCAGAGGCACGCCGCTATCAATAGAGATCGTCGAATGATTCTTGTCTTGGAGCCGCCGCCGCGATACAACACCCCATACCAAGGACAGGTAATAGAATACGTCCTGCCATTGGCTCAAGCACGGCAATTCTGCAAGCAGCACGGCGTATGGGCGGACGCCTGTGCTTGGAAGGCCAAGGGCGTTTGCTATATTGTGATCCCGAAGGGCGGGCCAGTAAAAGACCTGGATGCTTACAGGCGGCATGAAAAAGCACATTGCCTAGGATGGGTTCATTAACACGGCAGGATTATAATGTTTCACATGAAACATCTGTTTATTTCTTCTTCGCTCTATGTGCTCTCTGGCGGTCGCGCCAGTAGCGGTTTAGTTCGAGTCTAGTACCTTGGTCTACTTGAGATTGAGCTTCCTTCCATTCTTCTGGTGTTTTATTCCGTTTAGAGTGATTACATGGGGCGCATACAACAGCCTTGTTGCTTTTATCGTTCTTCCCGCCCCTCGATTTAGGGAAGATATGATCCATGTGATACGGGCCGGTCCTCCGCCCGCAGTAAAAACAAGACGGAACTATGCACTTGACAAACCGATCTAAGCCCTAATATACAAGGGTTTCTCGTCCTGTACCGTGCCGTCAATCGGCCTTGGGCTTGCCCTTAGGCTCCCGCTTGGGCGCACGCCCGGTTTGGAGAGCGGCTCGCATGGCGTCTTCGAACCCGAGGGGGTGGAGTCGCAATGGTATCTTGTCCCGATTATATGGTTGACAAAGCAGATTTGAGGCCCTATAATCCGGCATAAACTGGATTATAGGACTTCAACCATGAACCTCACCGACCCACGTTTTCAGGACGCCGAAAAGGCCCGCAAATGGCTAGAGGCACAGCGTTGGCCAACTGGCCCAGTTTGCCCGCATTGCGGCAACGTCGATCCTGAAAAGATCACTGCACTTAAGGGCAAGGTGCACCGCCCCGGCCTGTATCAGTGTGCCGAATGTCGTGAACAATTCACGGTGACAGTCGGCACGGTCATGGAGCGCAGCAAGATTCCGCTGAACAAGTGGGTTGCCGCCATGCACCTGATGGGCGCCAGCAAGAAAGGTATGTCGGCACACCAGCTACACCGCATGCTCGGGATCACCTATCAGTCCGCGTGGTTTCTCGCACATAGAATTCGTGAGGCCATGCGCGATGACTATGCAAGCCCGATTGGGGGCGGCAGCAAGATCGTCGAAGCCGATGAAACCTATTTCGGCAAAGCCGAGACGCCGCGCGTCTCTCCGCAGCGCAAGGGCCGCCCCTTCACCAAGAAGGGCCACGCTTGGAATAATCGTCCTATCCTCGCCCTTGTAGAACGCGGCGGAAGCGTTCGCACGTTCCATGTCCCGGTAGCCGACAAAGCCAACGTGCAGGCCATCGTCGCCGCGAACATCGCACGCGAGAGCCGCCTACATACCGACGAAAGCAAACTCTATTTCGGCGCGGATAAAATGTTCGCTGCGCATGAAACCGTCAAACACAGCGCCGGCGAGTATGTCCGCGACGACATTCACACCAATTCAGCAGAAGGCTATTTCAGTATCTTCAAACGCGGTATGCGCGGCGTCTATCAGCACTGCAAAGAAAAGCATCTGCACCGCTATCTAGCGGAGTTTGATTTTCGATATAACAACCGTATCGCACTTGGCGTCGGAGATTTTGAGCGCGCCAGCAAGATCGCGAAGGGTGCAGAAGGCAAGCGCCTCACCTATCGACGGCCTCATTAAGCCGGTTTACAAATTTCAGGCTGCGCGTTTTATCCGCTGGCGAAAGCGCAAGTGATAAGCAGCATGCGGTTCACTTTATCCGTTGGAGAAAACGCTATAGCCGCTAGAATATCCAGGCGATCTTGTGGATTCGATGATATTGTTGATCTGCTGGAAGCTTGGGAATCGGCACCGGGGGAAATAAATGCCTAGAAAATCAGCCTTGATCGATACGAGCATAATCTACTGCGGCGATTGCTTAGACCAGCTTCGCAAGCTTCCTGATGCTTCAATCGATCTGATCTATATTGACCCGCCGTTCAATTCCAATCGGGACTATGAGGTGTTTTGGGGCGAGACGAAAGAGAAGCGAGCCTTTGAGGACAGACACGCATCGACGCAAGCCTACATCGACTTTATGCGTCCGCGCTGCGTTGAACTGGCGCGCGTTCTCAAGCCAACCGGATCGTTCTATTATCACTGCGATTGGCACGCCAGCCACTATATAAAAATCATGCTAGACCAGATATTCGGAGACAATCAATTTCAGAATGAGATTATTTGGAAGCGGACAAATGCCCATGCCGACACACACGGCTTCGGCCACATACACGATATTATTTTCCGATATTCAAATGGCAAAACACCAGCGTTCAACGTCGAACTGAAATCTTACCCGCAAGAATACCTAGACCGCTATTTTATCTATGAAGATGAGCATGTCGCCGCACGCGGCAAACATTGGCGTGCAGACATAACTGGCTCCGGTTTGAGAAATGGTGAAACCGGCAAAGTATGGAAGGGCATTAATCCTGCCAATATTGGGAAAGGGCGTCACTGGATGCGCGCTCCAGCCGAGCTTGACGCGCTCTTGGCAGACGGTCGAATTTATATCCCGCCAGATGGCGGTATTCCTAAGCTGAAACGCTATGTAAACGAACTTGAAGGCGTGCCAGTCGATTCAATCTGGGATGACATTCCGTCGCTTGGTGGTCTATCAAAATCGGCGAAAGAATCGCTAGGGTATCCGACGCAAAAACCATTGGGGCTGCTGGAGCGGATTATTGAGGCCAGCAGCAACAAGAACGATATTGTTCTTGATGCCTTCTGCGGATGCGGGACAGCCCTCGTTGCAGCCCAAACACTCAAGCGCCAGTGGATCGGCATCGATATTTCGCCAACCGCCTGTCGTGTCATGGCGAAGCGGTTACGTACCGATTGCGGTATGAGTGAGAACGAGGAGCTGTGGCGAGCCGGACAGGGCTTTATCGTTCGCGATCTACCCCGAACGGAAACAGAGTTGCGTAAAATCCCGCCATTTGAATTTGAGAATTGGGCTGTGATCGCAATTGGCGGGATACCGAACAAGGCGAAAGTAGGAGACATGGGAATTGATGGCCGCATATTTCCGGTTTCGGCGATGCCCGAGAAGCGCCCAGGGAAGCAACACGACCTAGAATTTATGGATATTTGGTATCCGATTCAGGTCAAGCAGCAGGATAAAGTCGGGCGCCCAGACATTGATAAATTTGAGGCAGCGATGATGCGTGAGGATCGGACTAAAGGATTTTTCGTATCGTTCGATTATTCGTCGGATGCCATGACAGAAATTAGCCGTTTTTTTAAACAAACGGGCAAGGTCATCATACCTTTTACAGTTGCCGAAATTCTGGATGAGCAAATCGCCCAAAAACTAGCTTAGGCGAAGGTCCTATCAGCCTGCCACAATCAAAGGAGTCCACTACCGCCTAGCTGGTGATGGGCTTCATTGCCTGTGAACGGCTCGGCCGGCGCCGTAGCATCTTGCGCCGTTTCGACTTGGGTTCACGCGGCTGCGGTGGCGTTGCCAGCAATCGCCTAGCGATTCGCTCTAATTGCATTTCGTTTTGATCTTTTCTGGCCATGTCAGTGTATTGTTGCTTCTGCTCCAAGAACCTCGCGCTCGATGCGTTTAATAGCAGCATCTTTATCGCCCTCCCAGCTTGTCACGGCTGCGAGGCGATTGCGAGCGAGCCTGTGCATATGTTGCGGCAAGGTTCCTTCTGTTTCCAAGAGAGCAACCACGGAAAGCTGCTCCTTAGCTTCATATAGCGCGGCCATTTGCAGAATAATAGCCTCGTGAACGCGCGTCGTGGATTGACTGAGAAAGATCGCGACCGGCACGCGGTTTGGCGCAGACAATACCATATCCGGCGTCAACTCTGTCAGCTTTGAACTAACCGGCATATTTTCTGTGATGACCGCACGACTTCCGACAGCTTGTTTGATGCTCTTAGCTGCATCCTCCTTGAAAGTGCTTTCAACATGTTCCTGCGTCAAAAGTAAAAAATCGAAAAGCCTGAGCAGCAATGCGACGAAATGGAGAGCGGCACGGGGTAGGTCGTTCTCTTTCATATTCGATGTTTTAATTATGTTTTCGTTTTCATCATATTCTACGCCATACTCATTGAGTAGCGCGTCAAATGCTTTTCTGCGTGTTTGGGTCTGAAAATCTACACCGCACGCTTCCAAATATGGAATCGTCTGCCCGTCGTCTTCGAGATGGGCTATACCGGATAGCGTGGCATTACGGACAACATAGAAGGCGATTGCATCGCCGTCGCTACGGCGGAACGACGTACTCACGGCCAGCCCAATAGGAACCTCTTTTACGGAAATCTCGTTACAAAATGCCCTGCAAAGCTCTTCCTTCATAGCAGGGACCCCTTCGGCTCAATCTTGTAACGATCAACCGCGAAACGAATCGCGGCCGTCTCGTTGCCTATCTTAAATTTATGGAACTTTTTGTCCCTATGTGGTTTTCGCGCGCCAGGGACGCGCTTGATCCAAGGTCCACGCATGAACCCATGAGAGAGCGTGCCCGAATCGTCATGCGTCGCGTGGCAATGCCAGCCGGGTTCTGAAGCGTGATACTCATACGAGCAAAGAATCTTCAAAGTTCCGTTCTGCCCCATGACACCAAGGACAGCTTCGTATTTTTGCTTGGCTTCGTGCTGCACGACAAGCACCCGACAATCAGCGCCGAGCGCCTGAAACTCGACAACGCACCACTTGAATGAGTTTCCTAGCCGATAGGCCGCACGCGCAATCGGGAAGTCCGCCTTGGGGACCTTCCCCGAATGCCACTGCCCGATTTTGATGTTGTCTTTGGGCGCGCGAATGATTTCCTTGAGGCGCACTGTTGATCCCTTCCCTCAACCCCTGAGGGAAAGTACCAGCGCCTAAATCCCCTGTCGATCTTCGGTCGCCGCAGCCGCAGCTAAGATCAACGCCGGCCTGTCTTTCCTGCTCTAGTTGGCTGCTGCCTGCTTTGTCAACCATATATACAGGTATCTTGTCTGGCGCGGCTTCCTCGCGCTTATGTTTCAATTCATTCTTATCTTGACGCGGATGTTTCATTTGATCCACTCTCCGCTCATGACTCGGAAACCGTTACTTCTCGACGCCGAAGCAGAAATCAGGGCCGACGAACGCAATCACGTTCTACGGGAGCTTGACCGCGAATATCAAGAACTGCGAAAACGCCTAAAGAAGGGCCGCCGCACAAGAAAATCCGCTCGGCGCAAAACCCGCAAGATGGTGGTGCGGGTGCCGACCCCGCGCAAGCGCCGTCTACGCGAGGGTTCGGATCAGATGAAGGTATATCACCTGATCCAGAACCGTTCTGGGATGCGTGGTGCTGAAATCGCACAAGCGGTATCGCCTGTGAACGAGCGCACCGTTCGCACAGCGTTAAATAGGCTTAAAAAACATGAGTTTATCGAGCAAAGGGATGGACGCTGGTATCCTCGCAAAGGATAAACGGAAACCGCTCGGATGAACGAATCATCCGGGCGGCTGCGCACGTAGCTCAGTGGATAGAGCGCTTGGTTGCTACCCCGGAGGTCGGAGGTTCGAATCCTTCCGTGCGCACTACCCTTCCCGGCTGCACAAGGTCACGGCCCGGTGCAGTTGGCAGCCGGAGAGTCCGGCAATGTACCGTGCGTACCCCGAGGCGGCGCCCGTGAAGCGCCGTCTCACCTGAGGGCATGGCGAAACTGGTAGACGCGGTGGCTTAGGGTGCCACTGGGACCGCCTGTCAAAGGGAACGGCCCGTGCGGGTTCAAGTCCCGCTGCCCTCACACCTAATCTAGCGCAAGCCTATGTATTCACTCAATGATTCATCTAAGACACGGTAAATGTAGGGTTTTTCAACTATTTTTGAATAGGCTCCCGATACATAAGTCTTTTTCCGGCTGTCGATTTAATTGCTTCAATAATTTTGAAGCCATCATTTTGTGTGCGGTACACAAATCAATCAGATCAGTATTGCGGGTCCCCCTTTTGACCCGTACCGCTATGCCACGTAATTCCTCAACAGATTTCATGTAAACAGTAAACCATGGTTCTGTAAGCATGTAAACCACTTGAGTAGATTTTTTTGCAGAAATTTTTAGGGTCCCATTTCCACATAAATGATATGTGATTGAGAAAGTAAGTATTTGTTTTATATGGAAAATTTTTGAAGTAGACCAGCCGGGGCAGAGAAAAATTTCTCACTCGCTCCCCCCACGGCCCCCTACCCCTCCCCCCGGACCCAGTTAATCTAAACAAAATCAATTGGTTAGCTAATGGCTGGCTTGACTTTCCTGTATTAACAGCAGCGTAGTATAGGCCGGACCATATTAACAGCAGATCGACCTGGCCGACGCAGCCGACAAGCCAGCGACTTGGCCTGGTCCCTATGACCAGTACGTTCGCCAAGCTGGCGTTGGACAAGCCTTTTATGTTGATCTCATACCACCGCTAGGCACGGCGGCGTAACGATTGCAGCGCAGCATAAACTATACCATTGGAATCATTAGATAATATGACGAATGTTCCATAAATAGGATTATGCGAACGGCGATAACCTAGCGTTCATGTTGGCTAGTTGGCTGCGTCCGTGCTCGGTGCATTCGGCCCAGGAAGTTCAGCGCCGGCGTTGCTCAATGCGGCGTCTAGCAGCATTGCTATCACCTTATCCGGATCAAGGCCCATGCTAGTAATGAATTGCCTAATCTGGTCTTCGTCTGCATTGGCGAGGTCGATATGCTTTACCTCGGACTTATCAACCATAAGGCCTAGAAGCTTTGCCTTTGCTACGCTTGCGGCTACCATTGCACTAGGTTGCTCAACATGCTTTGCAATATCCTTAGCTTCGTCCAATTCATCCGCGATTGATTCGACGGTGTTTATGGTTCGCATTTGAGCGGCCTTCTGTAGCTCGCTAACACGGCGTTTCACCCTGTCATTCTCTGTTAACCGGTACGGGTTGCCAGCATCGAAGCGATAGCCTGCATCTGGGTATGCTCGATAAGGCGGGATACCCTTGACGACTAGACGCGCGAAACGTTCCTGGCGCGGGTTCGATAGTGCAGCCATGGAATAGTACATAGCATTGTCGTGGTTAGGTTTCAACTGTCGTGGTTCGATGCCGCCCCATGCTAGTTAGGCCGCTGTTAGTGCGCATTGCTAGACCAGCCGCATTTCTAAGATGGCGCCTGCTAGGGTGGTGACGGTCACGCGGTTTAAACGCTTCCTTGGCCTTCTAATTGAAGCCTGTTCTAATAGCTAATTACCGATTCATGCTTCGTTCACGGTTTTCAGCACCTTGGCGTGTTCGCATTGTTTCCGCCATATCGGCTCGATGACTTGGCTGAATAGCAGCATGGTCAGAAACACGACAATGCCGATCGCCATGGTGCGGCCGGTCAGATTATTGAATTGAGTGACGCCCAAGGCGATTAGAGCCAGAGCGACCGGGAGCGGATCGCATAGCCTCCATACACTTGGCAATGTCGCCTTGCGCTTGCCGCTCGACGCTTGCCACTGGAACCAGGATGCCTTCATTGCCTTCGCGCGCTTCATCGGATCGCCTCCATGGGTTCGCACCTGCCGACCGAAGCACAATCCTCGAAGCCGCAGGCGCATGGTAGATTCCAAATGAAAATCATAATTATTTGTATGCCTGAAACCTAGTGTTTGCAAGAGTTTCTAAGCCTTGTCCACATAGATCACGGAAAAGTGATAATAGACTAAACTACGCCATATTGACACTAGTGCCACATTGGCCTATTATCTGATTGTCAACTGAGGGAGAACCACAATGACCTACACGGCAACAGAATTCGATACCGCAGCCGATAAGGAAAAATTTGAACTGCAATTCAAGCGTTTCGTTATGAGCGACTTCGCCGAAAATAAATTTCCCAATTGGTTCTATAAGAGCTTGTCGATGACCTTTGGACATATCGCCCATTATAATAAAGCCGGATTCTATAGCACGTTTTTCACCAGCGACAACGGCAAGCTCGACTTCCTTCACCAGACTCTTGAATGGCCATGCCACGGGTCGCCAACATTCACTTATTGCGACGTTGAGCGCGCTCTAAGTGAATGGGTAAAAGACTCCGGCTTAATCGAAAAGTACCAGGCCAAGCGCGCCACGCGAGTTGAAAATCAGGAGCGTGCCGAGCTCGCTCGCTTGCAGACTAAATATACCTGACGCTCCCGCCTTGCGCCCTCGCGTTGAGGGCGTAATGGGGAACGCCAACTAGGTGTTTCTAATACAGACTGAGGGAGATGAACCCATGAGAATGATAGATGACTGCCGGTATCACTTAGTTAAGGCTGGCATATCCATGCCGGACGCAGATGCGCTTAGGCGTATCTCCATGACGCTGCACCGTTGGCACGAATTAGAATGCGGCGACGGAAACGATCATGGTTCATGGTCGATCGAGCGCGACGATAACGGCGACGGGCCGCCCTATCTCGTCCGTCATCATTACCATTGGACGCGCGACGGAACCACCGGCCAGCAAGTCAACCACGCCACCACATCGCGCACTCGAATCCCCAACCGTGAAATGGGAGCGCGCAAGCGCCTCGCCAAGATCATGGCGCGTTATCCCGGTTTCACTGCATACGTTCAAGGCGATCCTCGCGGCGCAGCGCTATACATTCTCCGGCCTGGCGATGTGCCGGAGGGCGAACAAGCCGACGCATATTATTCGCGCGGTATCGTCGTTTGCAAGTGACGCGACCTGAGCGGCGCGGGCTTGTCTCTGACAGTCTGCGCCGTTCCAGCCGCGTCATAGCGGAAACTGAGAGGAGGAAATACATGTCAACTAGAGGTCTTTATACTTTCGTCGGCGAGAACGCTTCCGATACTTGGAACGTTTACCGCCATCACGACAACTACCCGACTGGCGCTGCAGATGCGATCAAAGCGGCGTTGTCTTATGCCTGGGAATTGCCTCGCTATGAAGCCGACGAATTTGCTACGGCTTTCATTGCGGCAAATAAACCGAGCCTGAAAAAAGATTTACCGCGCGGCCTGTCAGGTGGCTCGATCCGCATGATGCCGCAAGGTGAACCTGCGACGGTAGCGCAAACAAACTGTTCCGATATTGAGTTCCGGTACGTTATCACTCACTCAATATCAGATCCTTCAACTGTCTATGTTACTTGTTACGACACAGACGGCGGCGAAAAAGAAAGCAAAGTATTTGAAGGCACGCTTCCTAAATTCGCCGCTTGGGCGAAGAAAGCTGAAGCCGCCTGACGCAAGTTTTAGCCCGCCAACGGAAGGCGGGCTAGAGCGTGCGTCAAGTAAACAAACTGAGGGGGTCTAAAATGAGTATCAGACAATCCAATCTGCGGGGCTTTATCGCCACCTACCACCGCAATGGCGTAGCCGGAAATGGTTTTCATGCCTGTTCGTTCACATGGCGGGACGGGAACAATTGGATCGACATGAAAGCTATTGTTTTCAGTGGCCGTGGCAACGTAGCCGTCATTACTGACAACCTTACACAGCGTTGGCGCGGAGATGACTTCGAGCCAGTGTTGCGCGAGGCAATCAAGCTTCAAGATAAAGCACAGCCAATGCGTGCTTATACTTATTCGGCCACCGCCTAACGCAAGCCCAAGCGGCCTATGGAAAGCCGCTTGGTTTTCTTTTGGAGATTTTCATGCGCCGCATTCTAATACCGATCCTCGCGCTCACGCTCACAGCCTGCAACGATGATCTCAAGGTCATCGACGGGGATTCCATCGTGCTACACGGGCGGCAGACAAGGCTTCATGGAATGGATGCTCCTGAGCTAAAACAGGAATGTCAAACTGCATCGCTGCAATCGTGGCGCTGCGGGCGCGCAGCTAGAGACGAGCTTAACCGCTTAATAGGGAGCGCGAAAATTATTTGCTGGAAGATTTACCACGATAGTTACCAGCGACCAATCTCACAATGCTTTGCCAACGGCCAGGACATAGGAGAAGCAATGGTTAGGAGCGGGTACGCTGTTGCCTATCGAAGATATTCAAGCCGTTACATCGACGCCGAAACGGAAGCCCGCTCTCATCGCCGCGGGGTGTGGGCAGGCATATTTGAATACCCCGAACAATGGAGAATAAAATACCGTGAAAACAATGCCCGCTAAAGAATACCGCAAAGCTATTGCCATCGTCGGCCTATCTCAATTAGGCGCGGCTAGATTCTTCAAGGCCGGCCCGCGCACTGGCCAGCGTTGGGCCTCCGAGGGGCCTCCCAATAGCGTAGCTCTTTGTCTTCGGCTCATGTTGGTATTGAAAATGTCGGCTAGTGATGTTCTGAAATTGCTGGCTGGTCGGGAATCCAGCTAGACGGAATTCCATTGCGCTTGCGTGAGGCCGCCGCTTCGCGCGACCACCACAACATCCGCACTCGCCTAGCTCTGAGAAAGCAGGCCCATTCGGTCTTGCTATATCGGTTGAACGAGAGGGTCATGCGCGCTCGTCAGCGATAATTGCTGCCTCAGCGTCCAGTCTTAGAATTTCCGCACTAGCTCGCGGTTTGTTCGCGCGGTCGTCGCGACCGTTTGTAAAGCCATGCCGGTAGCTACGCGAACGATTGCCAGAAGGCTCGGGCTGGCTAGGATCAAGCCCGTCCCTGTATCCTTCAACCATTTCTTTCTCAGCCCACCCCATCAACTCGTCTTCCTCCCCGTTGAAACATCTAAATGATACGGGCAATATCTCGACGGCGGCCACGGCGGCAGGCCGCAGTAGCTAAACCCCGGCTGGCCGGGATCGCCCATGGGCCAGCGGCAGGTCTTGTCGTTTAGCTCCATGATGGAGATTCGTTTGCATCGGAGCGGAGCGGAAGGTTCCAGTCTCGCAATGCCTGGGTCTTTGGCGCGAAGATATGGTTTCATTGCAACCAATCTAGTTCGGTTAATAGCTTCTGCATTTATATTATTCGGATTGCCACGGCTTTTATATAGCGATTGACTAGGGCGGGGCTTGTGAGGTCTAGGTATTCCTCCGTTATTCAATCCTAGCCGGTCAATCTTCCCTGCTATAGCGCCTCGACTCGTACCAAGCTGTTCGGCAATGAACCGGCAGGTCAACCCATCAGAATGAAACTTCCGCAACATGGCGGTGCGGGATTCGGTCCAGAAATTGTTGGTGGCCATTAGCTAAGCCCCCATAAATAACTTTTCTTGCGTGGCGGCCTGCGGCCTTTCGATGAAAAAGTCAGGCTGCTTCAAGGCTTCGCCGACACGGCTGTGAACTATCTTTGAACCGGGCGGTATGGGAGCGGATGCTAAGGTTTCCTGGCAATCGCCTAGCCAAAGGTCGATTCCATCCGCCAATGTTTCCTTGCGCGGAGCAGTCATACTAGTCCCCAAACTATAGCCTGCCGCCCGCTTCGCGTTTTCCTGCGCTTGCTGGTGTCAGTTAGATAGTTCATGAGTTGGAGTTCTCGCCGACGAGGGCGTAAAGTATTGCCGGGCAAGTCTAAATAGTTACACATTTCCTCGTCTGTCATACCCACCGGGAATACGTGGTATTCGAGAGCTTCGAGAATTCGGCTGTGTAGCTTGCTTAGCTTACCCCGCATAGCCTGGCTGGCCGCGCGTGATGTATCGCTATGAGATTGGAACGGCGGATTGCCGTTGTAGGGGCGGGTGTAGGAGAACAACGGAAGATCAACCATCTTTATTTAACCTCCATTCATCGAAAAAGATAAACTTTACATCCCCGTTGTGGAGCCACGAAACCTCGTAACGAATCATCCCTGCCCCCCTCCACTCGATTAAAGTAATAAACCCAAAAACTGAGCGATCGCCGTCAATAAAAACCCTATCTCCAATACTGAATTTGCTTTCAAGAGTCATGGCTGTTGATACCCATGTTCGGTTAGAATTTCTGTGGGGGCTTTGCAGGTTTTTTCAGCCGGGCTTGGCCCCATGCCTGACGGCCACATGCCGCCCAATTTGAAATGCCCGACGTGCTTTGCCCATGTCTCAGTCGAAAATTCTGCCGTGGTAATGCTTGAGCGGCGCTCGCCTAGGCGTTTATTTTGATAGGAGGCTTCATTCCCGCCCCCAGCACCGTTGCGCTTGCCCTTGGCCTCTACAATGGCGTTCGTGAAGTACGTCCATGATTTGATGCTTTTGCCTTGGCCAGCGCGGCGCACTACCGGCAGAATATCCTCATCAAGACTATAGCCCTTGTCCAAGAGGCCGAGGATCGAGGATAGGTCGAGAAGATTAGGGGAAGGATCGTTTTCAAGACCGGATGCTTTTCTGAGTGCAGCTTCTATTTCTTCAAAGTGACGTGACGGTTTTGTCTCTGCTCTGCTCTGTTCTGTATCTGCTCTGCTCTGGCGCGTCACTGTGACTGGCTCTGTGACGTTACGGTGACGTTCTCTGTAACGGCGTGTCCTCTCCGAAGAACTATCACTTTGATATTGATGATCCGACCAGTCGTGCATTGAAAACACACCACTTTTCTCGTCTATGAGCCTGAATTTTTTCAGGCTGTTGAGAATGGTTTTCAACTGTTTTTGTGTGAGACGGAGGGCGAAGGCTATATCGGTTATCGACGGCAATTTTCCGTCATGCTTGGACGAAAGGCAGCATAAATTGAACCAGGACTTGAAAAGAGAGGGGGGTAATTTTTGTAATTTAGGGTTATTTAGAGCGTCGTCGTAAGCTCGCCACCATCTAGACATTCAAGCCCCCTTGAAGGGCTGCGAGCCGCCGCTGCACCAACGGCTCTAGGAGTAGGTTGCCGGTAAGCCCGTCAAGGTCAGGCAACGGTAGCGAGCCGCTGTCCCGGCAATTACGGTTGATTATCTAGGTATTGCGCCAAATAGTCAACATTGGTATATACCTAGACAATCGAGCACGCGGCTTGATGCGCAGACTGGTCAAGGAACGCTCGCTGTTGGCCCCACAAAGCCTCAAAGCGGGCGTTTCCTTTCGGCTCTCCCGTAGCGATACGAGATCAAGCCAAAGGCTACCGTACACTTGATTCCAGCCGTCAAAAGACAATGATGCTTACCTATCGTAAAATAGTTCGATCACTTTTCCGTGATCGGTGGATAACCTGTTAAATCGAATCGCGGTATAGCCATCGCAATTCGGCTGGCCCGCTGTGCGCGTGGTCGAAAACCAGCCAGCAGAAATCCATCTTGCCACCGCCGGGTTTTTCTCCGCGTGCAATGACATGGCCTGGCGGCATCGAGGGTCGTGGTGAAAGCAACCAAACGCGCGCAAGTGGCGTGCCCTTGAGCCAGTGGGCGGCGTTGAGGCGCGCGACCGGGAAAATCAGCGCGACCTTGCGGCTTGCTTGTTCAATCGCGTGTGCCGCGACTTTAGGGGCGATGTTGAACGGTGGGTTACAGACAATATTATCGCGGCTCCAATGTGAAGCAAAAAAATCCGCGATTGTGCACTTGACAAAGGTGACCTCAAGGGCTAGATTCTAGGGTATGGAAACTAGAAAGAGCAAGGCCATGCCCAAGACCCCTGCAAACCTAAGCCTCGACAAG